ATCTTATTCACACGAAAATTGATTAATTTGCATTAAAACCATAAAGTCATGAGACTATTCAGAATCAGTAAAGTTGAGGAGTTTTTTAATTCCTATCCCAATGCGGTTGATTTGCTCAGGCGGGGCAATGAGAAGTTTGAGAAGTATGTTGATGATCCACCCAGGGCTATTGAGTTTGGTGCTCAGTTGATGTTTGCCGGCATGAAGGAGGACGTTGTTTTGCGCTTGGAGAGTATTGTTTTCTCCGGGGACTATGAGGTTTACTATTACAGATTAGTTGAGTGATGCCAACAATCAACCTCGGTAAGAAGAAACAGCGTGATCGCACGTTTAATAAACAGGCGCATCAGGATATCTACCAGGATAAGCGTTGGAAACGGCTTGTTGCTGTTAAGAAGCGGTTGAATCCTCTTTGTGAGAGGTGTGAGGGGCTGGGTGTTGTTACTCAGATGAAGGAGGTTCATCATATTGTACCTTTCGAGTCTGATTTTGACAGGCGTGAGGAGCTGGCATTCGATATTGACAATACTATGTCGGTCTGTACGCCCTGCCATAAGATACTTGACAGGGAGTTTAAATATAAAAAATGAGCAAGCGATATCATTGTAAAGATTGTAATAAAGATTGTCTTATTAATGACAAAGATTATTATGTGGTTACTAATGAAATATGGGACCATTACGGAGTTAGCAAAGGGATGCTATGTATGGACTGTTTAGAATCCAGGATTGGACATAAATTAACCAAAGACGAAATTCTCCCATGTATTCTTACGGAAGTGTGGAACTCTTATACAAGTGCAATATTAAAGGATTGAAATATAAACTTAAAATTAAAAAAATGTCAGCACAAAAAAAATCAGTTGAGATCCTTGAGTTTAGTATCAGGGCAAGGCAGGTATGGTATAGTAATTTAAATTTAAAGCGGGAGGGGTGTAATATCTGAGAAAGGGTTGGATCGAACTTAAAAAGTTACACAATCGATAGTTATACGAAGACATCTCTTACCTGTGGCCTCGGTAGAAATACTGGGGCTTTTTTGTTATAAAGTAGCACAAATATGTTAAGAACTTGAATATATAACTATGTACATATATCCTTAGATTGATTTAATTTTGTGGTTTAAGTGCTATTTTAATAGTGTGGAGTAAATATGATCGACAAACTCGATCAGTATTGTGATAATGTCTTAACTGACACAATCCCTTCAGGCATCCATTTAAAAAATGCTGTCAAAAGATACTTATCTGACAGACAGAACGGATGGGATTTCAACGAAAAAGCTGTCAATAAGGTAATTAAATTCATTTCTAAGCTCAAACATTTCACCGGTAAGCATGCCGGGCAGCATTTTATTCTCGAACCCTGGCAGGTATTTATCATTGCTAACCTTTATGGGTTTTATAATAAAGACGGGTATCGGAGATTCCAGACAGCATACCTTGAGATGGCGAGAAAGCAGGGGAAAACGGCTTTGGTGGCTGCGCTTTCACTTTATAACCTTGTCGCAGATGATGAGGCGGCTGCTGAGATCCTACTTGCTGCTAACTCGAAAGATCAGGCGAAGATAGCCTTTAACCTTGTTCACGGATTTGCACATGGCTATGATCCTGATGAGAAGAAAGTAAAACGGTTCCGGTCAGATGTTATCTTACGGGAAGAACCAGGTTTTATCAAGTGCCTGGCCTCGGATTCTGATAAGTTGGACGGTTATAACGCTTCGGTTGGTATTGTTGATGAATATCACTCAGCCCCGGATTCAAAAGTCCGTGACGTTATCAGGTCATCACAGGGTATGAGGGTCAACCCGCTACTGATAACTATTACTACTGCAGGCTTTGATAAATCGCTGCCATGTTTTGAATTAAGGACGGTATGCTCAGAGATAATTGCAGGTGTAAAGACTGATGATTCGTTCTTCGGGGTCATCTATTCATTGGATGAAACCGATGATTGGCGCAATCCTGAGACATGGATAAAGTCTAATCCTAATCTTAACATAACTGTCAACTCTGAATTTCTTGAAAAGCAGGTACAACAGGCAATCAACTCACCGGGTGATGAGGTGGGTGTGAAAACCAAAAACCTTAATATCTGGTGTGACTCCGCTACTACCTGGATACCTGATGAATATATCATAAAGGCATCAAAACGCCTCAATATCAATGATTTCTTAGGCGAAGAATGTTATATCGGTGTTGACCTGGCATCGAATGTTGACCTTACCGCAGTCAGTTATCTGTTTGTCAGAGATGATAAATATTATTTCTTGACTGATTACTACATACCAAAAGAGACATTATCCGTCCGGGCTTTACATGCCGATAAGGAACTTTACAAGGAATGGGCAGCTCACAAATACCTGAAAGTAACATCCGGGAACGTGACGGATTACGATTATATCACTGCTGACCTGCTGAAAATTGACCAGCAGAATGAGATTAAATGCATTTTCTACGATAAGTACAATGCTACAAGTTGGTCTATTCAGTGTACCGAGCAGGGATTAAACCTTGAACCGTTCAGTCAGCAGATAGGTAATTTCAATAACTGTACGAAAGAATTTGAAAGACTCATTTTAAGCGGTAAGGTTATTCTGGATGATAACCCGATAACAAGGTACTGCTTACGCAATGTCGAGATCAAACAGGATATGCACCAGAACGTAAAACCGATGAAAAGCAGCGAGAAAAAGAAGATTGACGGGGTTATTTCCATGCTTCAGGCTCTGGCTGTACATACTGAAGTAGTATCGAATTATAAGGGTATCGCAATATACTGATAATGGACAATATTTTCACAAGGGCATATAACAGGATTTTTGAGAAACGCAGTATTACCGTGGGTCCGACTGACGGATTAGGTTTGCCTTATGGGTTTTCGACCAGCCCTATCTCACTACAACTTTCGATGCAATTGTCAGCAGTTTATCGTTGTGTGGAATGTATTTCGGATGCGATAGCTTCTCAGTCATGGGAATATTTACAGTATGAGGACTCGGAGGGTTGGGTGTCTGATCCATTTCATAACATTAGTTATCTATTGAATAACGAACCACATCCTTCAATGTCGAGGTTTACGGTGATGAAGACACTGGTTGCAAAAGTTCTTCTCGAAGGCAATGGGTATTTGATTATCCGCAGGGATGGAATTGGTAATCCTACCAGGTTGGATATTGTGAATGGCAATGTGATAATGTATCTGCGCAAAGACGGAACGGTATATTATGAGATTCAATATGCTGGTTATGATCCCTCGGTAGTATCAAAGGATGGTATTGAAACCGTCCAGGGAGAGGATATGATCCATGTACTCAATTTTACTTATGACGGTTTGCAGGGTGTTTCAACGCTTCGCCATGCAGCTAATACAATGGGGCTGGCTTATGCTTCGGAGAGTACAGCGAAAGGGTTTTTTCTATCGGGTGCAAATATGTCGGGGATCCTTGAGGTCGAAGGTAAATTAACCTCAGAAAAAGCGAAAGGTATTAAGGATTCATGGGCTAAAGCCTTTAATGTTACATCGGGATTACCTGGTGGTATAGCTGTTATGGAGGCAGGATTAAAATTCAGCCCTATAACTGTCAATCCAAAAGATGCCCAGATGCTTGAGACAAGGCAGTTTAATGTAATTGAGATTTGCAGGTTCTTCGGTGTCAGTCCTTCAAAGGTTTTCGATAGTCAGAATCTTACATATTCAAATATTGAGAGTTTTCAGTTGGGGTTTGTAACTGATACTATTTCGCCGCTTGATTCAAAGATCGAAGCGGAGTTTAATCGCAAGTTACTCATGCCTTCACGGCGAAGGAAAACCAAACTTAACCTGAATATTGAAGATTTACTCCGGGGAAATATGGATTCAACAGCGAATTATATATCAAAAATGTTTCAATGTGGCGGATACACAGTTAACGAAGTCAGGGCAAAGGTTGGTAATCCAAAAGTCAAAGGAGGTGACAAGGCACTTGCTCCGATGAATCTTATAGATGTTAACGCACCTATAACACAAAATAAACAGGTTGATAAAAATTTAACAGTTAATGGAAATGGAAAACAGGGAGATAAGGATAACACCGAATGAGGACTCCGAGGTAAGGGCGGCGGCTGATTCCCGAAAGATTGAGGGTTATGGGATTGTTTTTAACAAAGAATCCCGTGATCTGGGAGGGTTTAAAGAGGTGATCCTGCCTGAAGCTATTGAAGGTGTACTGGAAAAGTCAGACGTTCTGGCACTTCTGAACCATGATATAAGCAAGGGAGTATTAGCACGGTCAACCAATGGTAAGGGAACTATGGATCTGAAGCCCGACAAAAAAGGGGTGAAGTATGGTTTTGAAGCACCAAATTTTGATTTAGGTAATGAGCTTATCGAAGGCGTAAGGCGTGGAGATATTAAAGGCAGTTCGTTTGCTTTTACAGTTGCGGAAGAGGAATGGGATTATAAGCGTAAACCCACAGCACTGAGGACAATAAAGAAATTTGATCAGATATATGATATGTCCCCATGTTATCATGAGGCATATCAGGACACAACGGTTGCAATAAGATGTTTGGAAGAGCTTAAAAAAGATAATCCCGAACCGGAAGGAATTAAACCTGAAATAGATACTCCTATTCCAGAGCCTATAATTCGCTCCGAACCGGAACCTTTAGTAGAGCCAAAAATTAATATTAACATAAAAAATAAAAAAATGACACTCGAAGAATTGAAAGAAAAAAGGGCGAAAGCTCTTGAAGAAAATGACAAAATCTATGAGGCTAAAACAGCCGAAAATAGAACAATGACCGATAAGGAGGAAGCTCAGACTTCAGCTAATAACCAGTTGGTCAAGGAACTTGACCTTCAGATTGAAACCGAATCCCGCAAGCTCGGCAAAGGTATTGTTGTAGGTCCTTATATTAAGATTGGCAAGGACCCCGAACCTTTCTCATTGATGGCTGCTATCCGTGCCAAGTGCGAGCAGCGTGAAATGCCTTCTGCTGCCCGTGATATGTTTGTGCATGGAAGGGAATCATTCCGCAGGGCAGGAATATCTACATCAGGTGATATTATCCTTCCGTTTGAACTGAGATCGGACGAACTTGTTGCCGGTACTCAGTACCTGGGGAAAGAGTTTGTTCCTGAGGATAAGAAACCGATACTCCCGCCACTGATGAATCAACTTGTATTTGGACAGGCCGGGGCAACATTCCTGACTGGACTAACCGGTGATGTAAGTGTTCCATCCTTTAGTAATGCGACTATTGAATGGAAAGGTGAAATTACCGCAGCTGTAACTGCCGGAATTACAACTAATGAAGTGACATTCTCACCCAAAAAGTTGACTGCTTTCATGGAAGTATCAAAGTTATTCCTGATACAAAGTGGCCCGGCAGCCGAAAGAATGCTTCTTGATATTCTTGCTGCTGCAACTGCCCGCAAACTTGAGAGTACTATTCTTGGTGTTGTTGTTGGTTCGGCCACTCAGCCTCAGGGCATGGGTTATAAGATCACAACCGGTACAGATACCAAAGCCAATAGCGTTGTTCCAACTTATGCGACACTCGTAGGACTTGAGTCTTCGGTTGACGCAGCCAATGCTGCTGTTGGGAATCTTGCTTACATAACCAATGCCGGGGGTCGTGGTATCCTGAAGTCTATTGACAAAGGTGTCAATAACGATACCGGGGACATGCTTTGCTCGGAGAGTAATATGGTCAATGGTTATAAGCTGCTCGTTACAAACGGAGCTTCCGCCGTTGCCGGTGATGATGATACAGGTGATTTACTTGTGTTCGGTAACTGGAAAGACCTTTGCATAGCTCAGTGGGGCGGGTATGACATAACAGTCGATCCTTACACCGCTGCTAAGAATGGTATGGTTGTCATAACCATCAATTCTTATTTCGATGCCAAAGGGCTTCGTGGGACTGCTGCAACTGATGTTCATGGATCGGTTACGACTGCTGCTGATGATTATGCAATTTCATTTGCTTCAAAAGCAATCAAAATTTCGTAAATATCTGATTGGTGAGGGTGTAACAGCCCTCTCCAATTCTTTTAAAATGAAAATAGGAATACCCATAATATCGCACAAACGGCCTAAGATAGATAAATGTTTCTGTCTTATGGTTGACAGGTTAATGAATGACTATCCTGGTTTATTCTTACCTGTTTGCGTGGTATCATTGGAAGAAGACAAAGCCGTGTTCGAGGAGTATGGTATTGAAACTCATTTATATAAGAATAACCCGGTAGGTGAGAAACATAATTACTGTCTGAGACTATTAAAAGATAAGTGCAGTCATGTATTTCATATCGGATCAGATGATCTGGTGGATAATAATTACATGAATGAACTTATAAAGTTTGCGGATAAGGATATAGTCTGGGGCAGGGGGTTGGTGTTTTATTCTGTAAGACGTAAAATGGCAAGATTCTGGGAAGAACCATTCAAGAATTTTGCAGGACCAAATAAACTAATATCTGCCAGGTTACTCGACAAATTGGACTGGCATATCTGGGATGATGATATTGATAAAGGCTTAGACCATAGCAGCTCATTGAAATTACTATCAATGGCTGAGTCAAAGCATATAATCATGATCCGAAGTATTGGTGGTCTGTTTGTTGATATCAAAGGTGAAACCAATATAAACGGTTTTGAGAAATATATAAACAACGGCAGGGAGATCGGTATCGATCATTTGAGAAAACGATTACCGGCAAATGAATGGGAATATCTTAAATCTTTAAATTAATATACAATGGCAAAGAAAAAGTTTTTATTCGATTGGACAAAATATGCTGCGAATAATCTTGTTTCAGCAGTTGTCGCTAATAATGCAAGACAAAGCATCGTGATGACATTCAAAGGTGTCAAGCCTTTTAATCGCTGTGTCTATACGGAGTTTACTACAAGTCCTTCCAAGACAGTTGATTCTCGGACGGTTGATAAAGCAGCTAAGACAGTGACAGTTCATGTGACTGTTGCCTTTGCAAATGGGAATACCATTACCTGTACATACAATCCTCCGGGGAAAGGGGAGAATATAACTATTCCTGTGACTAATAATATCAGTGCATAATGGCAGACGGTGTTTATATATCCCGTGTTGAAGCTAAGGCGCACCTTCGAGTGGACTTCAGTGATGATGATACTTATATCGATGATCTGATTGCACTTGTCGAAGAGTTGGTATTGGTTGAGATCGCCGGGTCGGTTGACGGAGAGGGAACGGTGGCTACTGCCGGCACTAAAACACTAACGGGAACCGATAGTAATTTCACTGATTATGCTGTTGGCGATACTATAACGGTATCAGGAGAGACGGTAAGAACTATTGAGACACTGACAAATGATACCTTACTTACTGTCACGGTGGCATTTTCAAATACAGACAGTGAGTTGACATATATCATGCATGCTGGAATACCATCGCCAATACCTAAGATGCTCCGGCAGGCAATGTTACTGATGATAGGTCATTTTTACATGATCCGTGAACCGGTGATGATAGGTGTATCGGTATCTGAGATTCCCTTTGCATTCAAATTTCTTGTTTCACCATATAAATGTTACACAGTCGCTTAATAAATAAAATCATGGTAGGAGTTTACAAAGTAGTATCAAAAAAGGACCCGCAAGATTTTTATATCATCGGGTCTGCAAACATTGAAACATACTGGCAAAAAAACGGAGATGAGAATTATACATACTTACTGCTCCGTGAGGTTAATAAGTTTGAGCTTAAAAGGTATGAGGAGCATTTCAAAAAGAGATTTGTTCCAAAGAAAAAAGAGAAGGTAACTGAAGCGGCGGTAATAGCGCAGCCAGTTACAGAGAATGCGGTAATCCCTGAAAAGAAACCGAGAAAGAAACGGGTAGCAAGCAAGTCAAAGAAATGAGGGCAGGAGGGGCGTATCATAGGGTAAAGTTTTTCACTAAACAGGTCACACGAGACTCGTATGGAGCATCGAGCGACTCGTGGGATTATAATACACCTACGATAACGACCAGGGGAGAGGTGAGATATACCGGCGGGGGAAAGTCACTGAATAATGAAGAGAAGTTTTATGCTAGAAACATAGAACTTATTGTCAGGTATCAGA